CTTTTTAAATCAGACATAATTTGCGCTTTTTCTTCTTCTCGGCTTTTTGTAAGCATGTGCCTTGCATCAAGCCAATCTAAATAATCTTCTACCATGTCGTCAACTGGGTTATTTGTATTTCTACCTTCCGCCATGCCTTGCTGACCAGCTTTTTTATCAGCAACCGCTTTCTTCATAGGCTCTTTCTTGTTGCCATCTTTGTCAATGTCCAGGAAGTCTGGCTTTGCAGCTTCGTTCAGTTGTGAGTATGTGGTCTCAGGTAACTCACGAATAGAGTTAAGTTTTTTGTTTAGGTCGTAGAAAAATGTCATTTTGTTTTATCCTCTTGGGTTGTCACTAGTAGCAGGTCTAGCAGGGCGTTTGATGTTAGTCATAGGGCTCTTAGTGCCCTGTGGCAGTTCGTTTGTGGTCTTGGCTGCTGGCGTCTTACCACCAGCAACAGTAAAGTCTGAACGGTATGCGTTTTTCAGCACAGCATGATCGTACGGACCTGTAGCATAATCTTTCTTGAGTGCTTTCTGTTCAGCATCATCTGCTGGAAAATCAGTGTCAGTTAGCAAATCATGATTTTGATCTTGAATTTTTTCAGCTTCTTGATTTAGACTTTCCTCGTATGGCGTGGTGTTCATCACAATACGATTTGGGTCTAACCCCAGCAGTTGACTCAGCTGTTTGATCTGTGGCTCGACTGCAGGGTATTTAAACTCTACGTCTACTATACTCATGGGCTGGTTTGGAAATGCCGGAAAGTCAGCGTTTATCTTACGCACAGGAGTGGTTTTAATGTCAGACATCTTTACAATGTCAAACTGAGCCATCTTGGCTTTGAGATCTCGTACAAAGCCTGCTGGCACATCGCCAACTACCTTGATGCGATATCGGTAAGTGCGTTCGCTTTCAGCGAGGTATTTTGCAAATGTGTTCATATCATTATCCTATCGTATATTTATTCTTTTTCTGCGTTTTGATCTTTACGACTCAGTAAACGCTCCAGTAAATCGTTACGGCTTAGTACAACACCTGTGCCGGGCAACACAAGTGGGTCGTTTTCTCCGACTGTTTTAGCATCAATCACTTGTTGTTGCTGGTCTAGCCGCATCTTCTTCAACTGCAGATCAATCATCTTGAGCTTTTTGTCCAGCTTGGCAGTTTTGGCAGTAATAGCATGCCCCAGCATACTAGATGCCACATTAAAAATTTCGCTAGCAAATCTCGAGTCAACTTGCATGCCAAGATCCATAAGATCTTTATAGCTGTCTTGTGCCAGGTTGCTTAACTCATCCATCTCAGAATCTGACGCATCTAGCCCACGCACTGCAGGCAATGCATTGTTGATTTTGTCAATGGTGTCGTCTAAGTCTGCCAATGATTGTCTATTAGCTGGTAATTCAGGTACAGCAGCATCCACTTCAGCAGCAGTAGGTTGAAGATCGAACAGTTCTTCGAGTTTTTTCGTCATGCCATATTTATGGCGTTATTTAGAACCGTTTTTAAACATGTCGTCTTCAGTTATGACCCTGAAGGTAATGCCTTGACGTTTGCACCAGGCCTGTGCTGCAGCCCATTTGGCATAGTTGATTGCTACCACAGCACGGTCTTTTGAGCTCATTTTTGACTCAACCACGCTTTGTTTTTTGGGTTTAATTTCAATCAGCTCTGCTCGCATAGTATTGTTTCTGGTGCGATAAGTGATCAAGAAGTCTGGCACGTATATACTCTGCTTGCCAGTTAAAGGATGGCGGTAAGGTATCTGTATACTTTCGCTAACCCATTGCAGAACTTGATCGTTGCTGTCACAAAACTTCATAAAAGTGAATTCCCAGCCAGAGCGATATCTAGGAGCACGAGTGCCCACATACTTTTCTTTGTTAATAACTTGGTATGTGCCTTGTGCCCATTTGCTCATTGTACCACCGCCCGCGCAGCATATTGGTTGCTTTGAACAGGTACTCCTACGCCCAACAGGGTAGCTTTGTTTCGAATGCTGTTAAGGTAATATGCCAGTTGTACATTTAGACTAATTCCCTTTTGTCCGCGGAATTCTTCCAGCAACGTAAGCGCTGGGATACCAGTTTCGGCTGCAATTCTAAACAAGCTCACTGTGAAGTTGCCAGCAGATAAAGCAGTGGTCATTTCTCTGCGAAAGTAGCTGTACACAATGTCGTACTCTGCTGCAGGCACGTTTACATCGTACTGATAGAAACTATCGAACACTCGAACAGTTTGATCAATGTTATAGTTGGTATTGTTTATACTTGACATAACAATTAGTTAGTTGGAGGTGTTTTGGAAGTTGGAAAAAATCTACCAGCGTTGTTCTTGATTCCGCCAGTGATCGCAGCAGTTCCTATTGCAGCCGCTTCGCTCTTTGCAATGGATCTAAGATCTACACCTTTAAATGTGTTGTTTGCTGTTAGTGCTTTTTGTGTAGCACCTAGCAAGCCAACAAGTCCGCCGCTTTGTAGGTCTTGTAATATGCCGCCACCTGCGTCCAGCAACCCACCTTGACCAAACACTGTACTTGTGCTACCCGGGCGTGATAGTGAGCTTGGCGTAGTGTCGTAGTGACCAGGATCAGCAAAGCCTTGAACATTGGTATCTGGACGTTGGCTTCCAATTGCACCTGTGTAATACTTGACAGTTTCATAATTAATTGTCATAGTATTTTGCATAATGCCACCGCCTTCGCTGTAGTCATAAGTGTCGTGATTCCAGCTGGTGATCAGCGGGTTAATCAGCACGTACTCAGCAAATTTGTGCTGGTCCATACCGTAAATTCTAATGTCACGAAAGAATGGAGGCTTGCCTGTATCGCCGCCCACTGTGCGAGTACTAGTGGCATCACGGAATGATTCACCAATATAGCCCCAGTCGTTGACTTGTCGATCGTCTGAATAGATGTCCCGACTGTTGTAGTCAAACCCAGTTTGTGCATTTTGGCTTTCGCCAGCACTGCCATTGGTGTTATTAGGAGAAAGATACTTTTGTGATGGATCTTTATAATAGTAGCTAAAGTAGTTGTACCAAAGATTGCGTACTACATCGCCACCGTCATCGTGGAAAGTTAGACTGACAGGCTGATAGTCAATCTTGGTTTGAATCACACGTTTACGATTGTACTGATTTAGTGTTTCAGTTTGAATATTAAACTTGGGCAAATCCACAGTTTTTACCACGTAGCTGAGACTAGACACATCACCTGCTGTGACAAATTTATTCAGTGAAGGAATCTGTGTGTTGAGTGTAAAGCTAACATGAAAAAGAAACTTAAAGCGAGGTTTAAGTTCGTATTGATTGGCCGTAAAGGTTTTACTTGCGTGAGTATAGTCACGCAAGTAATTTACATTAGTAAAACCTTTAAGGAAGTCTTGACCGAAGTTTGACATCAGCTAGCCCTAGTTAGCCAGCACCTGTTACTACGTCGCCTACTGTACGACCAATTTCTGTACCAACACCTGAACCGTTAGGAGTCTGGTTTGCATTGTCGTAAGCAATGGTCATTTCTACAGTAACAGCTTCGTTTGAACCGTAGTTCAAATCGCCGTAGTTTGCACCTTTGAGGTAGCAACCGTACAGTGACCATGTTTCTAGAACCACTGGCTCGCTTGCGCCGTTGCCACCGTCTAAAATTTCAATACGTGTTGTGAACTTGTAGTCAATGCCGGAAGCAGCACTGGCCATTTCTAAAAAGTCCATTTGCTTTTGCAACTGTTCGCCAATTAATCGAGCAACTTCGCCTGACGCATCGTCGCGCACTGAGCAAGTAATATCTGCCCAGCTGTGACGACCAGCCAACTTCAGCGTTGAGTTGTAGACCGGCAATGCGATTTCTTCAAAGCTCAAGTTAGGACGTGTGACGCTAACAACTTGTTTAGTAAGTTCAGTAGTGGGCTTAGACACTCCAAGGTTTTCAAAGAAAACCCTGAATCGGTATTTTAGTTTGGGCATTAACAAGCCCTGGATGCCGCCTTCTGCTGCGCTTCCAACTGGGACTGTCATACGCTGTAATGATGAAACTGCCATTTTGTATATCTCCTATATGTTTATTTACCTAAACTGGAGGGGGACAAAATCCCCCTCTGTTTCAGTTAGGCAGCAGTACCTGAAATCTCACCAGTGTTCTTAATACGCAACGGAATGTAGATAAATTCCACTGCTTTAACTGGCTCAATAGCAACATCAACGTATAGTTCATTACGATCAATACGTGCTGGTGTGTTGTTGCTGGTGTCGCAAACGACCAAGTAGTCGTAGATTGCTCGCTTGGCTATCAAGTCAATCATCAAACTGTTGATCACGTTGGTGATCTCGTTGCGAGTGATTTCATCATTAGGTTCAAACAAGAACAGTTTACCAACTTCTTCAAGTCTGCCGCGCAGGAATGCAACCAAACGTGCTACGTTGATACGATCTAGCGCAGTTGTTGTGGCTGTTGTGGTCTTGTTACCAAAGTTTACAATACCAATTCCTGGGATAAACGTAATTGGGTTAACATTGCGCTCGTACAGGATGTCACGTACTGACTGACTTACGCCAATCTGCTGGAACTCACCTGTAGCTGCATTAATGTAACCAATTGAAGTAGCGTTGTCAACTACACCACGGCGTGTGCCGGCTGGCGCTAGCCATGGGTAGCTTACAGCATCGCTGCGCAGAATTGTACGTACCATCATGTGGCTTGGTGGTTGCACCACAGTGTTACCACCTAGGTCAGTTGTTGTACAACTTGGGTAGAATGCAGCAGCATAGTTACTGGTTGCATTGTTTCCGTCTTCAGCTGTCAGACCCAAACCATTGTTGTTGGTAGCCCACTCAACCAAGCTGTTGCCATCGCTGGACAAACGCATTGGAGTATCTGCTACTACGAACAATGTGTTGTTGCGCTCGTTGCTGAGTGCAATCATGTTAGTGGTCAGTTCAGGGTAACCAGGTGCAGCAATAATATTAAAACCATTTTGCTCTTCACGTGCAGCAATGCTGGTGTCAATAGCTGACTTCATAGCTCGCACAATCAGCTGACGCTGTGCAAGACGTCCGCTCCACATCGCACCGTCGCTACGGTTACCGCTGGCAGTTAGCCATGTGCTCTTCTGTGTTGGCAATGTGTCATCAGGGTAGTCAGTTGCGTTAAAGTAGTTTGACTGGAAGCTCTTAACATTGTAACCGCTGCGGCGTGTGTTGAACAACAACATACCTTGTGGATACAAGTCAGGATTTGGTGCATCAATGTCCAAGTAATCACTAACCAACAGGCTTGCAATAGTTGGGAAATTGCCGGCTACAGGATCTGTAGTGCCGTTTCCTGCCCAACGTGCATCAGCAAACAAGATACCGCTTTGTGTAACTTGGTCTGTAGTGTCAACTTCTACCCATTGCGCAACACTGCTTACACTTGCCCAACGATACAGTTTGGGATAGTTTTCTAAGTCACTGGTGTCAATCCACAAATCGCCTAGCGCAAGTGGTGATTCAGCTGTGTCGTTTTGTGTTGTTGGTGCTGCTGCAGCAACAATAGGACCGCTGGCATTGGTCAATGTCAGATCAAAACCACGAACATCATTAGTGACGTTCTGGTAACCTTGCCATGTTCCGTTGTCTTGGATCATGATGTCGGCATCGCTTACTGAACTGTAGTACCACAAGCGTCCAGTTGCAGGATCTTGATCAGGCTCAACTGCGCTTGCTGTGTAACTAAACAATGGTTTAGTTACCCAGTTGCTAAGAACCAACGCACCGTCAACTAGTGATGACTCACGAATTTTGTCGTTAGCTGTGGTAAAACCAGCAACACTAAGTGGAGTTCCAGTTATGTTGGCTAGGCCAATACTGCCGCCAAAACTGTCAACTAGCACTATGTTGCCTGCAGAGTTAAGTCTAGCAGAAACACCTATAATATTTGCTGAACTAACAGCGTTGATAAAGTCAGCTGCTGTGCCTGTTCCTCCAATGGTTGCAATAACAGTTGGTTGCAGTGTAGAAGTTCCTACAGCAGTTGATGCAATTGCAAATTGGTTTCCAACTGTAAACGGTGTTCCTGTGCTTACTACAGTAGATCCTGGTGCTTCGGTTGCACCTAGTGCAATTCTTTCAATAATCAGGAAAGACATAGTAGGAAACAAAGGAGTATTGTAACCAACAGAGTTGTACAGTGCGTATGTGCTGCCTACCGGTATGTTTCTGCCGCCAGTTGTGGGGTCAAGTGCAAAGTTTGCAAAGTTATCGCCTTCGTATGAAGGGCAGTTTTGCTCAACAAATGTGGCCAATGTAGCGTCGTAAACATTAACACTGATGTCCAAACCGTTATTGGCTGTGCTTAGGTTTTGCCAGATAGAACCTGATGGACGACCGCCTTCAGTGTCAGTAGTTCTCCAACGCGGTTGTTGGTAGCTGTAACCTGGGAAATAATCAGGAGCAGCATATTCTCTTGTGGTAATGCCCAGTGCTGATAATAGGGTTGCGCCGCCTGCAGGTCCAGGAATAATAGAAATAATACCGTTGCCGCTGAGTGTACTACCGTCGTTTGTTGCAGTAGAGTCAGCAAAGATGTTTAACTGACCTGATATAACACTTGCAGATACACCAGTAATAGAAGCGCTGTTGATTGCGTCCGATAGACCCGACAGTGTGTTGCTAGGTGAATCTGGCACTGTAACTAGGTTACCATTGATAAACATGTTGTTACTAGCGGTTAGTACAGTAGGCGCATTTACTCCAACAACAGTTGGCCATGAAGTTTTCCAGTCGTCGCTGCCTACTTGCACCCATAAATTAGAACTGTTTTTGTAGTAGCCAAACACGTTGGTGCCAATCAAAGTGATTGCGTAGTCGCCAATGCTACCAATTGTTTCCAATGGTGTGTTGTCTGCCACAAGGTCTGTGCCGTCGCCGCTTACTACTTCTGCAGTGTCTGTAACAACCAATGGTACTTTGTTAGTAAATGCACTAGTTGTTTGGTTCCACTCAACAATACCCCAGGTTGATGTTGTAGTGTCTACCCAGTAAGAGCCGCTGTTTGGAGCGCCAGTTGGGCGACTCAAACTAGCAGTTAGTTCTGTTAAGTCTACATCGGCACGCTGAATGTACGCACGATTAGTAACACCCAGTGCTGAGTAAGCAGCCAATAGTCCGTACTCGTTGAGTTCGTAACCGTTGATTGGTGTTCCAGTTGTGGTGTTGTAGAAGAATGGCACACCAAAAGTTGCTGCCAAATCACGCTGACTGGTGATGAGATAAGTTTTGTTAGCATTAGCGGCAGTTGTACCTGCTGCTACTGTTAAGCCGTCAGCGCTTACTTTGTTTTGTGCCGTTGCA